TGTTTTTGCAGACAAGGCTGTTAGTGGTTCAGGAAGGCTCCCACTTGCACCAGATGGAACAATATGGCAGCGGAATGCCGCTGATGCTAACGCAATTCTCGGTGCTTCTGATGGGGAAATGGAAGACCTTAATTGGAGTAGATTTGCAAATGCCCATTTCTGGAGAGATCCACATAAGAAAGGTAAAAGAGAGGGCTATAAGCTCAACTTTGCCAAGATGTTTGACGGGGAATTGAAAGCTGTTTGGCATGGGGTTGCTGTTGCCCATATTGCTGTGCGTGGTGGTAGGGGTGGAGTTGATATTCCTGCTTCAGACAGGCCAGAAGTATTGGCAGCCATAAAGCATTACTACACTAGATTTGATAAACCTTGGCCGGAAACCAAGGACAATCAAGAGATTACTGACGAGACAAAGTTCCAAGATATAACTTGGAAAGCACAAGAAAAAGAAATATACGAAGACATTGAAGTATCTTTACAGTGTTGTTCACTGGAAAGCATTTTAGCTCACTGGAGCAAGGAAGATAGAGATCCATCTGAACCTTGTGGTGTGTCTCTCAAGGCTCTACTTGAGAAACTCACCGAAGTTGTCCAGAAGCTGAACGCTAGAGACCAATCTAGCGAGGTAGAGACACCTGTCGGCTTTTCGGTAGCACCTCTTCTGAGGATACTAAATTCGTAATCATTAATTTATTCGGAGGAATAATTTATGCCACAACTGTATAAAGATATAAAGAGTTGGCCCGAAACAGTCGAGAAGGAGTATATTCTTCGTAAGCTGGAAGAGAGTGCCAAAGACGACGCCGAAAAAAATAACGGTGTTCGTTCCGAAAGAACGCAGAGACTTCAGGATGAGCTTGTAGAAGCTCAAAAGAAAGTCGATGCTAGATTGAGAGAAGCAGACAAGAAGGACTTGGACAATAATGCTGAAGATCCTGAAAAAATTATTCGGGACAGTGTTAATATACAAGTTTCTGGCGATCCCATAAAACATCCCGAAGTTGATACTTCGGATAAGCTGCCCCCAGAGATTGCTAAGAAGGCAGTTGACGACCTTATGTATACCAGGTCTGGAGACAGGGAAGTTAAGGAACTTCAACGACTGAATGACCAGCTTCTCGTACTGGGCTATGCTCGTGCGGTTGCTTCTGGAAAGCCTGTGGGTGACGAATATAGGTTGAAGCCAGAAGATATTAAAGATACTCGTACCTTTAAGGAGTTCTCCACTCGTCTGTCCAGCTTCCGTAAGGCAATGGACACGGCGACTGCAGCTGAGGGGTATGAGTGGGTTCCTACGTCTTGGTCGGCTGACTGGATCGACCTGGTGGAGCTTGAGACTGTAGTTATGGGTCTGCATCCTCATGTTACTATTCCTCAAGGTGCGGGTACTTTGACTATACCTCGTAAGTCTAGTCATGTCACTGCTTACTATGTGCCAGAAGCTACCGACGATGCTGCTGCGGCCATTCCCGCCAGCACGATGGGGACTGGTAATGTTCCGTTGACACCCAAGAAGATTGCTGCGAGAACCTGGATTAGTGCCGAGCTGACTGAGGATTCTATTCTCAATGTGTTTGACATTGTTCGCAGTGAGTTTGCACAGCAAATAGCTAGGGCAATTGAGAATGCTGTTATTAACGGTTCAGACACTGCTGCAAAGAACGACTTGGATAATACTGCCACCGCTCTTTGGACTGCTTCGAGTGACCCCCGCTTTATGTGGGACGGTTATAGACAATGGGCCGCCAGTTCTGGTGTGACCACCGTCTCTTTGGCTACTTATAGTTATGCCAATGTGGTTGCCATTCGGACTAACTGTGGCAAGTTTGGGATGTATCCCAGGAACGGTGTCTGGCTTGTTGGTGTCGACGGCATGGACAATCTACTCACTCTTTCTCAGGTTGCTACCAGAGAAGTCTATGGTGATAGGGCTACCGTTGTAACTGGCGAGATTATGCAGCTGGCGGGTTCGCCTGTTGTACTCTCTGGTTATATCTATGGTCCCGTTCAGGGTACTGGTCTGAACACTGCTGGTGTTTATGACGGCTCTACCGTAACGAAGACGGTTATGCTCTATGTCTACCGAGACGGATTCATCTTTGGTGACAAGAGACAGCTGAGTATCAAGATGGAAAATGATATTGATACCGACCAGTACAAGGTAGTTGGAACTACGAGAGTAGCCTTCAGTGGAAGATATGTTTCTACTGATGATGTTGTTGGAGTTGGATACAATTTCGCTTAGACATATTTAGACAAGTCCATATAATTATGGAATATTCAATCGCTTAAAAAATAACAATAAGCATGGGGGGCAAATCTTCCTTGCCCCCCAGAAGAATAAATAAGGAGAAGAAATAAATTATGCCAATGCAAGAAAAAGATGTGATTCGCACTCTTACTGTCGGAGACTTGGGTGCTGACGAGGACGGTAAGGCTCGTGCGCTTATGGTAATACCAGCGGGTAAGTTTTTCAAAGTAACTGCTGTGTATATTTCGTCTGATGCTACTGTTACTGGTGATAATACCAATTACAACACTGTTTATATCCAGAACAACAATGGTACATATAATAATGCTGTGATTGTTTCTAAGGCATTTACTCTTGCTAGTGACGTTACACAGGCTCCAGCTTCGTTGGGAACTATCAGTACGGATGCAAGCAAATACGTAGTTGGTAATGCTTCTGCTGTGAGAACTGTTTACCTGGTGGAGAAGCTGGCTGGCGCAGGTCTTGCTATTCCTGGTGCTGCTATTCATATAGTCGGTAACTGGATACCCTCATAGCGAGGTGACTTAACGATGCCAATGCAAGAGAAAGATGTAACTTTTACGTTCCCAGTTGGAGACCTTGGTGCTAATGAAGATAGCAAAGCGAGAGCACTAATGGAGATTCCTGCTAATAAGTATTTCCAAGTAGATGCTGCCTATGTCTCTGCAGATGCCACTACTGCTGCTGCCAATACTGATTACAATACTGTGTACATTCAAAACAACGATGCTACCTATAATACGGCAGTTATCGCTAGTTTGGTGAATGGCCCTGCGGCTACTGGCACTAGTATTACTGCTGCGCCAGTTTCTATGGGCACACCTGCTGCTGCATATAAAGTAGTGGGATCCACTTCCGTACAGACTATTTATCTTGTGCTTAATAAGACAGGTAATGGTCAAGCAATTCCAGGGGCCGCCATTCATTTGATTGGCCGCTGGATCCCCCAATAGGAGGTGGTTTAGTTGGCACTTCCATCTGATTTGTTATCCTTGGATTTTCTCAATACGATTCGCAATTTATGGGAATGCAACTTGGGGGGTACAAGTACACTCTATACCCGCCTAACTGCAGTACATGACAAGTTCGACTTATCCACTGGGCACGACCATGATGGTACGGATTCTAAGTCTATACTAGCAGCGGCCTTGCCTTCACACGCACATACTAGCTCCACTACGGGTGGAGACTTTGCCTGGGCCGATATAACCGCTTTTGCGGCTGTAGGCGATATCGCAGATACCGCTGGTACAGAAAGTGCAGGCACTGCCACAACTGTGGCTCGTGGAGACCATGTGCACGCTATTCACTCTCACGCTCATACGTCGGCTACGACCGGTGGGGACTACCCTTGGGCAGACATAACAGCCTTTGCCGAGGTCGGCGATATTGCGGACACTGCCGGTACAGAAAGTGCAGGTACTGCTACTACTGTCGCCAGAGGCGACCATGTACATGCAATCCATTCCCATGCGCATACTTCGGCCACTACGGGCGGGGACTTCGCCTGGGCAGATATTACCGACTTTGCTGAAGTTGGAGATATAGCAGATACAGCAGCTACCGAGTCTGCCGGTACTGCTACTACTGTCGCCAGAGGCGACCATGTACATGCTATTCACTCTCATGCTCATACTAGCTCCACTACGGGTGGGGATTATCCTTGGGCAGACCTTACTGGTGTCGAAGTTGTTGGTAATGTTACTGCTGTTGCGGTAGCTACTGCGGCGGGTGCGGGTACTACGTGGGCTGCTGGAGACCATGCGCACAAGGGTCCGACTGTTCTCAATCGAGTTGTTCAGAGGACGGCGGCTATTTCTGGTACTGGTGTTATTGCTTCTGGGATTACTGTTCCTCAAGCTGTCACGCTTTCCCAAGTAGAAATTCAAGCTGAAACCATGCCTGTTGTTACGGCTGCCGATGGTGTAGGTTTTACTATTGGTGCTGCAACAATAGATGTAGTTAAGTTCGGCACTGGTAGTGTGTTTAGTGTAGCACCCGCTTTGCTGGCGGCTATCGACCCTACAACCGTTAGAAAAACAGTTGATGTTGGTGCAAACTATACTGACTATACTAGCGAAGCAACAGACGTTTCAGCAGCTACTGATGTAGTTCTTGGGGCACTTGATACTTTCGCTAATGGCGATTGGCTTGCGATTGGGGCTGATATTAAGTTTGCAGGTGTAATGATTGCCATGGATGCTGCCGACAAGAATGATACTGCTTCTATAATGGATGTAGAGTACTGGAATGGGGCGGCTTGGGCAAGTGTTACTCCGACTGATGGAACTGACGTGGCTGGTGACACTCTCAAGCAATCTGGTAATGTTACTTGGGCTCTTCCAGAAGATTGGGCAAAGAACACTATAGATACTGTTGAAGCGTACCACGTTCGTATAATTGTGAGCGTCCCATTGGACAACCCGACTAATATCAACGAAATAGCAGTAATTAGGCCCACTAATTGCCCAGTTGTGTTCACGCCCGACCAGAATAACACATTGCTTACAACTGATGAGGTTCTTATTGCGGTGGACGAAGCAGATGCGGCTATGGCTAATATAATCATCAATTTGGAACTTACCCCGTAGGTTAGAATAGGAGATAATACTTTGAAAGTAAAAATACTGTGGAAAGGCTTTCCCAATACTAAGCAGAAGTTCTTTTGCGGCTCCGACAAGGAAGGAGAACCAGTTTGGATAGGTAGAAATACTGAAGGATTGGTTTCTCTTGATATGGCTGAGCAAATGGCA